GTGAATTATGCAGAAACTCAATAAAATAGTTGCCACCAAATATGATTTGATTCTTTGATATTCTAAACATTTCATTAAAAACTTCTTGTGTGGGTGTTGCTTTATCCCAATCATTCACGCCATAATCTATTTTTCTAGCCACACCACCGCCCTTGCCTTGACTTTGGTTCCCAATATCTATACCATAAGGGGGATCTGTCAATACTAAATCAACAGACTTATCAGGTATGTTCTGCATTTCTTCTAAACAATCACCTAAAATTAACTGCATCATTCCACCCTTTCCGGATCTGGGATTAATTAAGTTTACCCTTAATCCACTCGATTATCATTTCAGTTTTATTCTTATAATATGTTTCCCATTCACAAGGTTTTTTGTCTTGTTCCCATAATCTATAAAGACATCCCCTTATTCTTTCAGATTGTGTTTTCTTATGTAAATCAGAGTCAATCTTTATAATTTCAATGTTTTCATCAGAGTTAAGTGGAACAAAAAAAGCCTTACAATCCACATCATGTAGGTCAAGCATAGCATTTCGCTCTTCTTTTTCAAGCATTGGAGTTGAAAAACTTGCACCAATACTTCCACCTGATCTAGCACTTACACGGCTGATATTAATTTTAACCTCGACTGGTCTTATTTTGCTCATGATCCATCCTTTATTGCTTTGGTTATTAAATCTCTTATGTTGTAAGCTCTTTGTTCATTATCAAGCAACATTTCTTTGGACGTTTTATGAAACCCAATATTCATGCCTTTATAATTTTTGATATACATATCAATCATATCAAGTATCTCAGTGTCTTTGTTTGATAGTTCTTCTAACTTTTTAAATACATTGCAGATCACTTCATTGTCTGCGTTACTTCCACCAATGCAGGGTTCTCCATCTGGATTACATAGAACTCCTTGCAAATCATATATTATCTCTTGTATCTCATTCATCACACCACCTCTTTCCATGTTATTTAATTTCTTCACTCCACATATTATTATCAATTGGATTTAACCCTCTCCTAGTTTCAATCACCTTAGCTTTTTCTTGGATCTCTTTAATGCTGTCACCCTCAACTACCGCATAATCGTCAACTTTGTTCAACGTCCAATGTATTTTAAATACCACTTACATCACCTCTTTCCATGTTACTGAGAAGTTATTATTAACAACTTTTGTCTCTTGTTCTGCTTTGATTGTGGGTTTACCTTTGCAGGAAGGGCATTTTATAAATTGCTGTTTTTTACTACACATTAAAAATTGGTGTGGATGTTTTATTTCACCACTACCCCCACACTCAGAGCAAGTAAAAGTATATTCTTTACATTTGGTGTATTTACACCATATATGCCAGGCTATACCATCTTTTAAAAATAATGCGCCTACTTTACCGTTGCCATTAGTAGTTTCTCCTGCAAAAGAATACCCAGCAGGAACATCAATAGGTATAAGCTCATGGGCTGTACCATCTTTAAAATCTGAATGTTTCATTTCTCTCCCTCCTATGTTATTAATAATGTTAATTCTGGGTATTTATATTCAAATAACTTTCTTTTTAACTTAAATGTTTCGGTCATGAATCCCTTTACATCCTCAATAACTTCTCTACCGTCAAACATATATCTAAAATCTGCCTTGTATGTTATAGCATGATATTTTTTACCTTTTTTAGTGAATTTATCCTGAAGTATAAACTTTGGCTGCAATTCTAGTTTAGATATCACACCATTTTTCTCTGTCTGTTTAAGAATAACATATCTTTTAGCTTCTTTACCACTATGAAATGTTATGCCGTCAACTGTTGTCTTTATAGCGTTGAATTTGTTTTTCATTAGTTTAGTCCTCAATATCTATCAATTCACAAACTTTATGTTTTTTTGCACAAATTTTACACACGGGGTTACTTGTTTTTATATGCCACATTTTTGTATGATTTCCACAAAACACACATCTTTCAACCACACCAAATTCTTTAGCCATCCAGTTTGGTTCTTTTTTTAATGGTATTGTCATTAGTTTAGTCCTCAATTAGTTTGAATTTTGTAGCCATTAACGTTATTCTTACATGATCCCCCACCAACATTTTTCCACTAAGAAAGCCACCCACAACCTCAACAAAAATAACCTTAATTCCAACGTATACAATTCTTCCGATAAATTCACCTTTATCTTTTCTTGAAACCTTGTATTTTTTACCGGCATAAATCATTAGTTTATTCTGCTCTCTCTATTAACAAATATTGAATTTCCACCATCAACACCTTTTTTAATCTCTTTTAACCTGTTTTCAAGTGCAAAGATGTTTTCCGGTGTGTTATATGGATAAGATTTAACATTATAAGATCTGCATTTATTACATCTAAACACAAAACTCATGCCGTTGCGTACAACAGATACACAGCCCATTTCACATCCTTCAGCATCACATAGCTTACCATTCCACTTTTTAGTGGTCTCTCCTATCTTAGTTTGGCTTATATGAGATTTTAACGCTGACAAGGTAAGTTTATTTGGCGGATCTTCTATGACATGTTCCATTCCCTTAAATACGGCAAGTTCATTGTCATATTTTAATTTGTCGTAATACATGCTTATAGCTTCTCTTTTTACTATCAAGCCACAAAGATTAATCATTTTGCTGAATTCATCTTCAAATTTTTGTTGTGATATCATACATACTCACTTTCTTTTTTTGGTGTTTGCATCTTTACATATAACTGATCAAATTGCTTTCTTAACTTACTTGCCGACAAGATATTACCTTTCCAGAATGAATCAGACGTTGCAAAAACAATAACCTTTTCTATGTCGTTTTCAGTACGTTTATCAATACGAATCATTTTGTCTATATCTTCAGCCCACTTTAGTTCTTGCTTATCAAGGCTTAAACAATCCATATGACTAAATTTAGATTTTTCATTTTCTTCTAAAATACAGTTAAGAAATTTCTTACTAAGTGTCAAACTTGTTTGAGACAAAGAAGGTTTACTCTTCTCTTCTATACTACTCTTAACTACTCTATTCTCTTCTATACTATGCGACATTTTGTTAACATTTTGTAAACATTCTGGCAACAAGTTGTGGTTATCTTTAGAATAACAAGGTATTTCAGACGGTTGATATCTATCTTTTGATATTTTGTTGTACTTTTTCCACTTAGGAATTGACAACATTTTAACACTTGTGTTTTTATCTTCATAGTAAACAATCAAGTCATTCATGGCTAGGTCTGTTAACATATAGTCAACATTTTGTATCTTAATTTTATCTCTACCACCAAAATAATCAGCCCTTAAATCTTCTGGGTCAGCATCCATTTTACCGTCATCATCACACCTTACACACAAAACATAAAAAAGAAGTCTCGTGGTATCGTCTTTTAATTTTCTCATTTTTTTACTGTTTGGTAATGAACTTGAAACCATCCTCTTTGTTGCCATTACTTAACCTCAATAAACGTAAAAAGACAGATAAAGTAAGAGCCTTAAATCGTCGTTAGGGTACGATAAAAAGCTCTTACAAAACCTGCCTATTTGATTATTCATTTGACATTCCCCCTAACGGAATTAACTTTATATACAAAATTTTCATACCTATCCTTCAATGTCAAGCACTTTGTTTAAAAAAGCTAACAAGATCATTAAGATTAAAAAACACGGGGATATCATTATTTTTAGCTATTTCTATCTCTGCAAGTGTACCCTTTGAAGTTTCCCAACCCTCTACTAATAAAACAGCGTCAGAAACTTCTAACCAAGCTATAGAATAGTTGTAAAATTGCTCTACACTAAAATCTACATCATAAGCACTTATGCAAAAAGTCTTATCATGCCAAGGTGTAAAAGGAGCAAAACCAGCTTTAAAAACTTCTAAAGCCACAGCCTCTCCCCTTCCAATATTCTGTAAAACTTCTAAAACATTATCCGCGCTATAAGGGCCGGCCACATAAACTCTTTTCATTTTGTTGTCCTTTCTATTTCTCTGTCAATAAACCACTTGATTTTATTAAGATCATATATTTTTGCATTCTTTAAACCAAGCCGATAACATGCTTTAAAAATATTACCTATAGCAAAATTCATATTTCGGACTTCTATTAAGTCTTGTAGGTCTTTAGCATCTTCTGGTATGCCATACTGTGACGGTGTTGATCCACCATCATTTGGCTGTATGTCTTGCGGTGTTCTTGCGGGGTTCTTGCTGGGTGCGGTTTTTAATTCACTAAACTCATGTCCAAGGATTAGTGCAGTACAATTGATACCTTCACAATATGTTGTGTTTTCGTCATTTTCGTGTATACATCCATTTTTTGCGTTACAATGTTTCATTGTTCACCTCTTTTTATTTTTACAGATGAGAAATTAGCCTCTAAATCAATATCAGAAAACGGGTTGTCCATTGAAAGTTGACCATTGGCGTGTAATTCAAGTCTAACCCAATCAATTATTTCTTGGTCTGAAGCGTTAAAGTCCGGTATCTTTGTTTCAAATTCTACTTTAATTATAGCCATCACTCACCTCTTTCTATTTTTAGTTCTTCCATTAATTTAACCGCTAAATCATAAAGGCATTTGTTTACATTACCTTTTTCATATTCTGTGAAGAATAAGTCAATTACTTTGTCTATTTGTTCTATTGTTGAGTTTTCTACTTCTTTTTGTTTATAAAAATATCTAGTTCTTTTGTCGTTTCTTTTAATAAAAACATCACCTTTAAAAATATTGTTTGGTATGTTTTCAATATCTAAAACGGTTGCAGTTTTTCTGTGCTTATCAGAAACTATATGAGTAACAATAATTAAATAATGATGAAAAACATGTTTACCCATCCTCACATAAGATTCAATACAGTTGCTGGGCGTAAAATCCCACATTGATACTTGTCTCCACTCATAATCTCCAACCTTATACATATTAACCTCCTTAAACTACATTTCTTTGTGTTCTTCCCATTTCTTCTTTAGTTTTTTTATGCTGTGCTGTACGGCTGTATTTTCCACAATCTTTACATACCTTGGCTGAATACTTAGCAACGGGAGTATATACATCGTCTATGTCTCTTAAGTTTCTCGACCCACATACAGGACATCGTATTTTGTCAAACTGTACATTTACGTTTGGGTGTCTCTTGTCCCAATGTCTTAATTTTAAATATACATCTTCTAATAATGTAATATCACCGACATTATATTCCAACATTTTCTGCTGTGCTTTTTTACAGCCGTTCAACACATCAATCCACATCTGGAATCCCTGATGTTTAACTTTACAACCAACCTTTAAATAATCACCTAAAAAATCAAGGCTATTTGATGTTACGCTAAACATGCTTTTTGAGATCTTACAGGTATCTATAGACTTATATGGTGTTGGTTGTGCTAGGTTGTGAAACAAAAGCCTTGTGTTTAGTCTCTTAATATCAAAACCATCACCATAATGAGCTACAACAATATCTGCAGCACTAAGCATGTTTGCAAGGGATTTACTTATTTTTTTATCATCTCTTACTTTTTTACCAGTCAACCAGGTTGCATCGGTGAATATTTCATCCCCGTCAAGCCATTTCGCAGCCCAACATAAAATGCTCCAATCCTCTAATATCTGTGGAGGGTTAATATATTGTTTTTTTGTTCCCCAAAAATAACCCTTCATTGGTGCGGTTTCGATATCAAATATGAGTATTTTCTTAACTGGTGCATCTATGTTGCCAAGTATTAATTCTGCTCTTTTGTATCTTCTGATAGTTTCTTCATTCACCGGAAATTTTTTAATGGTTTTTGGTACGCCATGCACTGCACAATATCTGATTATTTCCTGTCTTCTGTCTGTGCTTGTAGTTGTCATACGTCCCCCATTACATTGATTATTGTTTGTATAATTGCATGCACCTCTTCTCTAGCCTCTTCTGCCATGTCTGGTCTTACCATGTTTTCAAGTCTTGACAATAAAACCTCAAGAACCTCATGGAGCGCAATTTCTTTTAATGCTTTCTCGTTTATCGGGACAATCCAATCCTTGTTAAGGGTTATGATAAAAAGCCTTGCTTGTATGTTGGTGTGTGTTTCAGATAAAGAATAGGGATCCATTACCTCATGTCTAATATTTTGCTCCCAAGAGACAAGACCCCACTTTATAAGGAGTCTCTGAACTGTCTTACGGAAGAGTTTAAAATGATCTGAAGTTGTTTTCATGTCACCCTCCGAATATATCAGACACTTCACATTTTAGGGCTTTGGCCCACATCTTACATTCTCTGTCATCAAGATTACGCTTCTTATTAACAACCTCGCTCACAAAACTATTCTGTACCCCCATTTTTTTAGCGAAGGTGCTTTGGTTATAACCGTTTTTCAGTAGCTCAATTTGTAACTCAGTATTTTTCATTTGCTCTCCTTTTTTTTGTTGTTTATTACAATATAGCACAGATATTTTTGTTTCACAAGATATTTCTAAATATATTTAAAATAATTGTTGACAAATATATTTTAATTCATTATACTGTTTTACAAGACGTTAAATTATTAATTAAGGAGATGAAAATGGAAATTAAATGCAAGATGTGGCAACTTACAAAAGGCAAAATTAGCGGTGAATATGCTGTAATGACGGGTACAAAAGAGATAGCATGTAATAATTTTAATTCAGAATATGGAGGTGAAAATATAGGTTTTTCTAATGATATTATTGAGAAGGCAGGAGAGTTAAGTGAATTAATAACAACATCAATCGAAAACAACTTTAGAGGTGCAGAATGAAAAAAGAATTAGTAATAAATTCAGTTATTGAAGAGTTAAAAGAAGAGTGTAATACTAAATTTAGGGCCGATGTTAGGGATTGCTTAATAAGTATCAACTCAATATCTGAAAAAATTAAAAAGTTAAAAGATGCCCTTGATGATAAGCGTAAAGAATTGGCTTCTATGGAATTCATACCATATGATGTTGAGTTATAAATAAATCTTAACCCTGAGCCTGAACTCATTAAGGTCAAAACAGAGTATAAAGGATTATGTACTTTCGATCACATCCCTCTGCCTTAATGGGTTCAAACGCAAGGTTAATAATAATTTAAAGGAGAAGATGTGAATAAACAATATGTTGTAGAAAACGGAAAAGATTTAAATCGCAGCGTATTTGGGATATCTAAATTTTTTGAATGGAAAGAATATGATCTTAATGGTGAAAGAATAAGGGTGTCACAGTTTAACGATGAAATATATCACGTTACAAGAATATATTGTGAAAGTTGTGGAAGTTCTTTTTTACCATCCAGAATAAAAGAAACCATTGACGGATATTTGTGTTTAAGTTGTAACAAAAATATAAATGGTTAACCCTGGGCCTGAACTCATCTAATAGGTGGGTTCACACACAAGGTTAATAATAATTATTAAGGAGAAGATATGAAAGACATAGAAGGCATGAGTTTTTTAAGACTTGCAGTAATCTCAATATCAACCTTATCACTTTTATTAGTATTGGGGTTATCATGTTATCCGATATAAGAGTAAGGGCAACAGTATTATTAGTATCACTTGAGATTATAATAATAATAATATTAATAGCGGTTGATCTTTATAATAGGAGTTAATATGCCATCATTTAAAGCAACAATAGAGATTGAGGTTGAAATAACCTACATCGTTGACAAAGAGATAAGACAGGGCGAAGATGCAAGATATCCAAGTGAACCACAAGTTGACGATGTGTTTTGGGTATTTGTAGACCAAGAAGCCATACAATCAGATGTTGAAGATATGGCAATAATAGATTTTGAAGAAAGGAGAAAATAATGGCAAGCCAACAAGTAGAACAAGAATTTATTGAGCTAAAAGAAGCCGGAAAGATAAACTCTGAACTTGACGCATATATGGAAGGTAAGATTGCCGCAATGAATGAAGAAACAGAAAAGACAATTCAAGAAATTAAAGAAAGATTGGAGAAAATGAAATGAAATTTCTTAAAAAAGCAGAGAACACAATGGCATTTTTAAAGGCTGGCATTTACGGGCCAACCGGATCCGGTAAATCATTCACAGCATCAAAAATAGCAATCGGGCTACATGGGTTAATAGGAAGCAACAAGCCTATAGCTTTTTTTGATACCGAAACAGGGTCAAACTACTTAATGCCGATGTTCCAAGAAGCTGGGGTTGAGTTATTGCAGGCTAAAGCCAGATCGCTATCAGACCTTTGCGCAACAATAGACGAAGCAGAAAGTGAGTGTGATATTCTTATTATTGATTCTATCACACACGTTTGGAGAGAGTTCACACAGGCATACCAGAAGAAAAAGAAAAGAGCTTTTATACAGTTATGGGACTGGAAACCGATCAAAGACGAATGGTATAATTCTTATACAACCAGATATGTGAATAAACCTCTCCACATTATTATGTGTGGTAGAGAAGGAAGCATATATGAGGAACATGACGATTTGCAAAATATAGGGAAAACCAAGTCAGTAAAGGTTGGGACTAAAATGTCAGCTGAAACAGAAACAGGATATGAACCGGGATTACTACTAGAAATGTCAAAAAACTTTACAGACCCAGAAGGAGAGGGTGGCACATATTTTAGAAACTGCCATGTTATTAAGGATCGTTTTGATAAGATTGATTCAAAAGAGTTTGACAACCCTACGTTTGATTGTTTTCTTCCACATATTGAAGCCCTTAATCTTGGAGGTAGTCATTATGGGGTGGACGAGGATGGCACATCAGAGGGCATGATTGACAAAAACGGGGATGGTGAATATATAAGAAATAAAAAGAAAAAGGAAATTTGTCTTGAGGAAATATCAGAAGAAATAAAGAAATATTTTTCCGGTTCATCTGCTGCAGAAAAAACATTTAGAGGTGAAATCTTTGAATATTTCTTTAAAACAAGATCATGGAAGGCTATTGAAGGTAAAGACCTTGTAACATTACAGTTGATATTTAGGGGACTTAAACACGTTTTAGCTCAGTATAATAGCGAAAAGACATTTCAGGAATTTATTGAAAATGTGGACGAAAAAGTTCCTGAAGAAAAACCAGAACCAAAAAGATATATGTGTCCCAATGTAAATAAATACGTTTCTGAAAGCGAATGCGAAAATTGTGACAATATGCAAGGATGTCCAGAACACGGAACAGATATTGATATTTGAGGAAAACAAAATGGATGAAACATTAATCTGCCCGATGTCCGGCAACATTATAGAACTTAATCAATGTGAAGGATGTCCGATAATTGAAGATTGTGAATGTAGAATAGAAAAACTTAACAAGGAGGAATTATGAGAAAGATTAAAATGGATGAGTGTGGGATTATCACTAATGAACAATGTCCTAAACTAGAAAAGACCTGCAAATGTTCCGAATGTGAATATTATTGTGATAATGGGATGCCGGATCATTTCGTATATTGTTTATTCCCAGGAAAAATGACATTCTTTGAGGCGTGGGAGAAGGCAGAGGATGGTGATAAAGTAAAATATAGAAAGGGAGATGGGTGTGAGTTTACAAAAGATAATGGAGCTCGTGATTGTTTAATGGACAGTAATACTTCGCCATTTATATGCTGGTTTTTTGAGAAAGAATGGACAATTATCCCAGAGAAAGAGACTGTTGTTATTGATATACCTGAAAATGCAACAAATATTTGCGTATCAGATACCAGAAACACAATAACCTACAAAGTATAACCTTAACATAGAATGGGATTGGTAGAAAATTATTCTTTAACGTGGGGTCAGTTGTAAGAGTCTGGCCCCACACCCAAAATTCAAGGAGAAAATGTGGCCATTAAACATAAAATAAGAAAAAACGGTAATGGTGATTTAATAGATGTAAAATTGACCTCGCTTCGAGCTATAAGAAAAATGTGTATCGAGTGCATGGGTTGGTCATATTCAGAAATAGACGGTTGTTTAAGTCCAAATTGTCCATTGTTTCCCTATAGGTATGGGAAAACACCCGTTGGGTATGAAATAGTCGATTCTACAGATTTAGAGCCGCTTGTTGACGGGGATGATGTTAAAATAGATTGTGTTGTTAGTGTCAAACAAAAGAGAAATAACGGTAAATTTGTTAAATAGTGGCACTAATAAAATAATAATCGATTTAAGGAGGTAAAATGATAGTAACAGTACAGCCAGAAGATAAACAATGTTTAATCTGGTGCAAGTGGGAAATCAAGTATTCAATCGGATACCAGGTATATTACGAATGCCAAAAATGTAAATGCCGTAAAGTAGTAACCGTATCAAAGCTTGACAAGGGAAATATCAGGTTAAACTGGTTAATGGGATTGACTGATATAATAAGAAAATCACCAAAGGAGAAGAAATAATGAAAAGACCAAAATTTATAACTGACAAAATGTTGGAATATCTCGATTCTTTACGTGAATCTGGGACAACTAATATGTTTGGTGCAAGCCCTTATGTTAAAGAAGCATTTCCAATTCTTGACAAAACACAATCAAATGTTGTTTTAAGATATTGGATGGATACATTTTTCGAAACAGAACAGGATGATTTATCAAATAAGGAGAAATAATGGCTGACACGGTATTTGTAAAGGGAATTTTTGTGAAAACAGTTGAAACACAATATGGTGAATTAATCAAGCTCGATGTTGAATTAGAAGGATTCACAGATTTCTTAGTTAATGAGGCCAAGGATTTTATAAAGATAGGAAACAATGGAAAGAAATATCTTAGTTTAGATATTAAAAAAGGTAGAGACAGCGGAAAGTATTATTTGTCTGTTGATACTTGGAGACCGAAGGCAGATGATTGTCATTTTTAATAACAATGGTGGGGTCGACCAGTTTTTACGCTTTTGAAATGGGCGAGGTTATAACTTTTCGAGTGGCCCCACCTAAATTTTCAGTGAAAGGGGTGAATGATGACAACACAAGAGATGGTGGAGATTAGATTGGGGTGTGCTAATAGGCAGACGTGCTTTGGTTGCCCGTTAGAGTTGCCCAAAAATCGAGGAAAGGCTAGAACTTCTCGAAGGCTAAAATGTTTTTTAGACCAACTCATACTCGAACAATCCATATCAGAAGATAGAAGCGCTTTTGTTTTACTAGTTTCAAGATTTGAAGCTATGACTGATATTTTAGACGGTGAAGAAGTTTCTGACTTTATGCTATCTTTCCCAGAAATAAGACAACTCCAAGATTTAAAAGACATGAAGGAAGGTGAATGATGAAATATATTATTACTATGTTACTAGTTTTTGGATTACTATCATTATGTTACGCTGAAGATGTTGTCTACATGATAGCCAAAGACGTAAACGGTAAACAAATTGATAATGCAACCATAGAGGTTAGATCCTGTCACTGTGGGGGTGGTAGTAAACTTGTTGCATCTGTAAAAGCTAGAGAGATTGTAATGTATAAGGGCTGTAATAATAATAATGAATTAGAGTTTATAATTCCAGATGAAAAGCCAGACTTGTCAGGATTTAATAATTGCGAGGAAATAAAATGAAATACTTTATATTATTCATAGTGCTTATAATCACTCTTGGTTTACTACTCGCCATAGAAAGCACTAATGGTAATACGAACACAATGGAGGCCCTTGAATTCCGTATCACACAAGACGAACAACAGATATTAATATTGCAGAAAAAGAATGAAGCATTAACGCACATGGTTAAAGTATTTGATGAAAGATCAACGGCAATATGTAACCATTTCGGAATAAAACTTAAAGAGATAGTTGAGCATAATAACAAAAACTAAACAAGGAGACTAAAATGAAAAAGTATTATGAAAAATGGAAAAGTTTAAATCTCAAAAAAACATTGTGCGGAAGAGAGGCAATGGAGGCTGTAAAACAGGATGGTTATTCATTACGGTATGTTTCCGAACAGACCGAGGCTATTTGTATGGCGGCTGTAAAACAGAATGGTGATTCATTACAGTATGTTTCAGAACAGACCGAGGCTATTTGTATGGCGGCTGTAAAACAGAATGGTTATTCATTACGGTATGTTTCCGAACAGACCGAGGCTATTTGTATGGAGGCTGTAAAACTGGATGGTTGTTCATTACGGTATGTTTACGAACAGATATTTACAAATAATATGGTGTGTGTCGAGGCGAACGGAAAGATTGTTTACATTTCAAAAGAATCCGCTAAAAGTTTAGGTTTATAATCGAACATGAAAGGAAGAAAAATGAACACTAGACATGAAGACATATACATTGATGATTTAGATGATATCATTGAAAGCTTCGGCTCACTTAATGGCCTGAAATTAACAGACTTCACCGTTGCACTAAATCCAAACTCCTCTGAGGATATGCGTATTAAAAACCATTGGGCTGATAGATTTAGAGCAGAAGGAATACCGTTTGTAGTACAGGAAGTTTCAGAAAAGAAATGGATAATGTGGAAAGAAGATAAGACTATCCCAAACAAGGTGCAAACAATGATGGACAATAGAAAGGATATAGTATGAAAATACCAATAATATCAGACATAGTTGAAAGCATTATCAACGTACTTGACAAGGATATTCATATTGGTGAAGTGGAATATATGGGTGTTATTGCAAGGGATATTACCATCAAAAGAGAACGTACAGAAAGTAAAACAAAGGTTGAATTAATTGACCCATTAGATAGTGTTGAGATATTAGCCGGCACTAAACTTTAACAGAATAGGAGAAAGTTATGGCGTATTTATTTCTAAGTATTATTTTTATAACGTTATCATCACTAACGGTATCAAGTTTTAACGAAACCCCAATCTGTTTTTTTTCTGGTCTTTTAGGAGTTATTTTCTTTTTCGCGTTTATTGTAAATTTCGGTAGTGGAGCAGATATATACCCAGAGCTTAAACAACTGAGAATGGAAGCGATGACTTTAAAAAAAGCAAACGACAAAGATTTATATATTGACAGAATGGCAGACTACAACGGAGAACTTGAAAGATGCGAGGTTTACATGGAATCTAAGTTTTTATATTGGTTTTCAGACGGATGTGGGTATAATAAAAAAATATTAGAAATGTTAGAAATGCAATAAAAAACTTAATGCCCCCACTTCTCAACTGAAAAATAATAAAGTTTGGCTAAGGACAGTCTTAATTTCCTTAGCCATTTCTTTTTAGTGTTGTGTTTAATACGTCTTGCAAGATTAACAAGTAACCATTTGTTTGCACGGTGATTGTTGTCTCCGAAACCGAAGTCGTAATCGTGTACCCGTCAACATCTAGTTATATTCAATCCAAAAAAAGAATTGGGCGTGAGTGAAGTTATCCCTGCTTTTCCACAACCATTAGAAATATCAAGCAATTCAGGATAGGACATCATTTTAAATATAGGATCAACCCACATATTACCATATAGAACTCTCATTACCACCTCGCCATTTTATCTCTTACGTCTATATGTGTGAAGGTTTTATACTTTCCCATACCATATTTCCCTGGGAATCTTAAAACTAAATAGTCATAAACTACCTTCGGACTTAAACCACTGATAACAATATCTGAAGCTTTTGAACAAAGATGCTGTGAATCATCCAGACCACCAACAACTTTATTGTGGGCCAAGCACCGGCATCCAGAATTTATCTTCACAACACCGCCGAGTTCTTTTTTTAAGATCTCTAAGATATAAAGAAGTTCGGCATCAACGGTATCAAAACCGCACCCACACTTACAGGCAAACTCATATCTGTTAAAGCCTTTGTCGAATATCTTCATTTGTAGCCACCATTGAAGAGATTGAACCCTTACAGCCAGCGTTTCGATTAAATATCTTAAGCTCTGTTTTAACGCCAGCCATATCTACCCTAACCTCGCTAACAGTCAAAACAACTTCATCAACTTTGTTTATTGTGTAAATAGTAGTATATCCTATTGCACCAATACCAACACCGATCAACGCTACACATCCCCATAATACACCGTAAATCCAACTCAACTTATTACTCAGTTTTCCATGTTGATCGCAAGTTGTCATGATATTCTTTCTGTTAAAGGTTAATTATTAACTGCTAATCTATTAAACCAAGCCTCTGAAGACCAGATAAAACACTATTATACATAAGAATTGCACCTGAATTATTTGGGTGCAGACCATCGGAGGTACAAGTTCCATCTGCCCAAGCTGTCCAGCAAGACTCAAGAGAGGTTCTTATATCTATATATTCAACATCATCTTCAGCACCTGCAAAAGTTACGAGTGCGTCATTTAGGTCATTAAGGTTATTGTTCCACCTTGTTTCCAATGTTGCATTTCCGGGATTAGAATATAGGGCTGGTGAAAGAATTACGGTTGTAATATTAGCACTTACACTTTTAACATGAGTAACAAATGGATCAAAACCATTGGTGACCGTAAATGCTGCGGTTTCACCAAATGTGGTTACATCATTAGTGCCAACCTCCATTATAACAAGATCGCCTGTGCGTGTCGTTGGATTTGGAAACCATTTTTCAATAATCCCTTCGTCTTCAACTCTGGTCAAAATATTTCTATCCGTAATTACATGAGCCGCTGCTGTTCCTCCCCATGCTGAATGGCCAGAATTTCCGAAACCATCCCAAGTATAACCTAGATCATACAAGCGGCTTTCGTGTGTCATTTCTGAAGTAGCTGTTGTCCCATTGTCTCTACCCCATTCACCAACAAAATAAAAACTATTGCCTATTTCCTGTGACAACAGCTTAACCCAAGATGTTGAACTGCCCGTTCCAGACGCAAGACTATCGCCAGTTATTAGTATTCTATTAGGATTTCCTATCATAGAACGACTTATTGTTGACCGTTCTATTGTATTCGCTATACCTAATGACGAGTAAAATAAAATTAATATTGTTAATACGTATTTCATTTCCTATCCTTATTAGTGCTCAGTTATTGTGGCGGTCAATCCATTTTGTGTTACTGAAAGAGTAATAGTCGGAAATAGCACACCGGCAAGATTTGATCCAAATGTTGATGTTAATGTCATACCGCCAGCAAGAGCGGTAAAAGCAATCACAGGTGCTATTGTGCCTGCAGAAACCGCATCCGTTGGGGTTGCCACTTCATCCAAAGTGTACGCCACCGTTCCGCCAAGATTATAGGCCGAGTAAGTAAGCACACCTGTTTCAGATTGTAAAGCTGTTACTACAAAATCAGCAAACTGAGCCACTGTAACTGTATAATTGATCGTTCCGCCTATTGCTCTATCCTCAGTTATTGCAAAATCTAAAACAGATGTTACCGTTGCACTGGTACCTCCCAATGCCTTTGAAGCACTATAATATATTGAATCACCATTTGTTATTGGTTGGGTAAGTAAGGTTAAAGCACCATCTAACTCCCAGACATCCTCTGCTGTGTTAGTTAGCGTATTACCATAATATCCAGTATATTGTGAGGTAGTACCACCAGCCGTTATGTCTCCAGTTGTAGTAATACTTTCAAAATTAGCATCTTCACCAAGTTCTGCATAGGTGTTTTTGCCATCAGGTTCAGGTCTACCTTGCCCTGCGAAACAAACAGAACATAAGAACAATAGAACAATAGTTAAAAATATCTTTTTCATTAGCCCACCTCATAGATGATTATTAACGTCCAACTTGTAATACTTGTGGTCGTGTTGGATATTGTAAAGTAAAGAAATGCGCCAGTCTCACCACTTGGGTTATAGTAATCAACATCAAGATCGGTTGACATGAAGCCTAAATTACAATTCTCATAGCTATAAATAGTTTCGGCACTGGTTATCGTTTGTCCATCTGTCAGACTCAGCCAAACATCACAATCGATACTTTGAGATAAGAAAATAACTCTCTTAATTTTACCGGACTCAGAATATGATCGAAATTTAAAGACTTCATCTGCCGCTCCTGCCACAATACCATCAACTGAATTTAGAACAAAAACCTTGTTTTCATCATCTGTACCTGAAGGATACTCGTTGTCAATTGGTTCTAATGTTGCTGCTGCATATGAATTACTATGAACAAAACATATCAATAAAACCATCATCATAATTACTAATACTAATCTTTTCATCTCTGTTCTCCTTATTATTGTATTATCATTTCAAACCATGTTGACAGGGCAATTTCTAAATTACCACCACTGTCCTGAGTAACAACAACTCTAAACTCGTCGCCCGGTGTAACTTCTAAAACTGCTGTTGCTAAAGAAACGGTGCTTGTACCATCTGCTGCCATAACGCTAGATACTAACCCTTTTAAAGTGCTTGCACTTTCGTGCTGTATATCAACCGTTCGATCTCCTGTTGCATTACTTTCCCATGAGATAAAAGCTTTAATCCTAACTTGTGTTATCCCGGCAGGTACAGTCAATAATGTTGGTGCTGCTGCTGAATAAATAGCGTTTGTATCTCGTACTTCGTTTGTCCATGATAACGCTGTTGGTGTTGCTGTAACAATGTCCTGTTCAGTAACTGCATAAGATACCAATGCACCTCTTACAGTATTACCAGTTTCATTGTTTTGATTTATTGTTTCCGTTCCGGCATCAGTTATGTTGGTAGTGTTGTTTGCGTATGTATTACCAAAAATAGAGTTATTTGTTGAAAGTGCTTCTAATTCTATTGCAGTATCCATATTATATATGTTGTTTCCGTATACTCTACATCTTGTAGCATCAGGGCCTAAGACGATACCTTTTTGAGTACCTCCAGCTGCGGCAGCACCCGTGATTAAGATTTCATTACCAGAGAGTTCTACCTTATTCGCATCAATTCTAATGGCTGTGAAATTATTAGTTGAATCAGAACGTTTAAATATTAGATTGCCCCTTATATGACTAAGATTAGCAGCATCAACCCCATCTGTTCCCAATGCTATTGCCCCTTCAAAACCAGCAATATGATTATCAACAATAGTAATCAAATTACCCGCTGTTGTCGGTGAGACAATTCCAAACGTTACTGGAACGAAATGTGAATCTTTTATAGTTATTCCCTCTGATACACCCTCAATGCTTATAGCTTCATCCATCCAATAGAAATAGTTTCCAATAATCTTTACATCTACCGAATCAGTTAGTTTTAGAGCATGTGTCATACTCTCTCTTGTTGCTGGGCTGCCTTTAAAATAATTAAAAGCAAAGTTAGAAAAATCACCCTCTAACATATAAACGGCAATATCCCAACAAGTCGCATTACTTATACCTGAAAATACACAGCTTCTAACATCTAATTGACCCTTAAGTGCGCCCGTATCTTGACCGCTGAACGTAATAGCTGTTCTTGTGCCGTCTTGGTCAGATTCAAATCCTATATTATAAAATATGAAAGGTTCTTTATCCGTTAATGCTGTATTTGTAATAGTAAAACCGTTAGAGTCTTCACATTTAAAAATAGAGGATTCCGCACCATCACCGTAGACCTTTATTGATTTTCCTGTAATTGTAGTAACGGTATCTTTAACAAATGTACCTGTGCCAGTATACACAACGCCACTATAAGTTATTGAGTCAAAAGCTGCCTGAATTGCCGCCGTATCATCGGTAGTACCGTCACCAGCGCAACCAAATATATAAAGCAATGAATCATATGGTGTTTGTCTAACCCAACAACCTGACCCCACTCCTGTACCCTGTGTGGCTAGAAAAGAGTCCCTGGTTGATATTGAACCGTCAAAAGTACCAATATTGCTTGGATCTATAATAGTTCCACCGTTTGCTGTTCCTTTATTGGCTGTAGCTTGCCATACAAAATTACCACCGCCTATTGGTGTGTCTCCTGCTGTAGCATCAAAGTATCCCAAGACACTGGCAGTATCACCTTCTGACTGCCCCGATATGCTAACCATGTCAAATATATTCTCAATGGAATTAGTAGATAATGCGCTATCATCTTTTGTGCTTGGAACATAATATTTCTGGTCACCGCCTGAGTTTAGAACCGCTAAAGAATAATCACCATCAGTGAATAGACTAACAGGAACTTCCAAATAAACCGGAACACCACCAGCACTTAAACTTATTGGTTGAGATATCGCAACTTCTGTTCCATCTTCCTGCAAAGCTGTTACAGTCTTTTGATTTACAACCACCGTAGGGTCTGTGTCTGGATCACCGATATATAGCTCACCTAATGCGATTGGTCTACCTCTTGTCGGGTCTGGGTAATAACCTATTGGGAATGTTATTTTATTAGCAGCTAATACAGGATAACACCCAGAAACCACAAATAAACAAGCCGTGATAAGTATTAATAATATTCTTTTCATTTCTTTTCCTTTTCTAGTGATTTAGACCCTATTAATGCCCCAAATAATCCGGGGTAATGTTCGGAAACCATTGACTTAATTTTTACAACTTGTGGTGAAACTTTCTGTGCTTGCCTTGCTGAAACACCAGATGTAACAGGTTCAACTATTTTCTTAAGTACTTCCATCAATAAATGACCACCCATTTTACCAGCAACCGCTGTAAGCCCCATCTTGTTAAAGAAATCAAGCATGTATGTTGATGATCCTTTTGGTACAGAACCAGCAGGATATATTAAGTCTGAAGCAATTTTATCAATATTCCTAATAGCCCTTAATGATTCACGGTTATTCCTAAAGATAACATCAAGTTTGTCTTGTCCTATCGCCTCAACTCGTTTCTTAAATTTAGGTGAATTAAATATTGGTACTCCACTTACTTCTTTTGATTGTGTTTTAAAACCAGCTTCCATCAGGTCAAGGATTGTGGTTGATTGTAAAGATGCTAATGCCTTTTTACCATTCTTGCCGGATTTACTCAGAGAATTAACAACCTTTCTAACATCTTCAATCGGTGTTGCCCTAGATGATAATTTATCATATACTTTGGATGCTTCAATAACCTGTACAGCACTGTTTTTCTTTGTGTCTATCAGTTTACCCGTTAAACTTTTAGGGTCAAATTCAGTCTTTAATTGTCTGACCGTTTCTTTTGCTTTTTGTAATGGTTCAATAACATCTTTTTTCAGATCTTTAAAGCCCATCATTGGTTTATCTTTAACGGGTTCTTTCTGTACTTCTTTTTTACTCTCTGCAAATCCTTTGGGGTCTTTATACCTTGTTGCTGTCTTACCCTTTTGTGCTTTGTTCCATGTTTCTGTTAGTTGGGCTTTTGTTTTTAATGCCTTATCAGCCTCTTTTGTATCAATGGTGTAATGTTCTTCACCGCTTGGGAACTCATCATCTATTTCTAACTTATTCTTTTTTACCCTTAATTCCAAAGTATTTTTTCCATAACCTTCAGCCTGTCCAGTGGGCCTATTACTAACAAATAATTCACCCGCATTTTCTTTAGAATAAATTGGTTTTTTACCAAAATCCTCTATTGGGGAGTCAGTTTTATGATAAACCGTAACATACTCACTATCTGGCAACTTATTATTAACAAACTCCTCAGCACTCTTATACTTTCTGGCTTCTTTGGCTAGGGGGTCTTTGGTTTTTATTCTACGGGGTTTACCCTTCAATGGGTCAGTCACATCTTTAGATAATCCAGCCTTTTCAAAAGCACTACCCATTTCATCAACTTCTTTTTGCAATGCTTTCTGAACGGGTCTTGTTATTATTGATACAGCACCAGATGTGTCAGATTTATACAATCTGTTAAGTGCTTGGTCTAAAGATGAATAATTATCGATAGACAATATCTCTGGTTCTATACCCCTTTTAATCATATCTTCAGTGGCATCAATTACACCGTATTCAGCCAAAGTATCCATTACAGCACCGGCCTTGCCGTCAGAGGAACGGTTTAAATCCCTTAGTCTCTTTGCGTCTGGCAAGGTCTCTTTAATATCGTCAATAAATATAGGAACATCTTTATAACCCTTTTCTTTTATATTAGTTGCAGCCAAATCATAAAGCTCTTGTTTCTCACTCCACAACATATCTTTACGACCCTCAAGAGCTTCCTGAACAAGTTGCCCGGATTCCTCTTTAGAAAAACCAACCCCGAAAGAATCATCAAGTTTTTTCTTAATATCTTCAGATTGTTTAAGTTTAAACTGTCTGAATGGTTCTGCGGATGAATCCTCAGATGACTCAAATAATCTCTGTTCTTTAGACAACTGTTTGTAATCTCTTGATATTTCACCCTTTGAAGCACGAACACCAGACTCTTCAAATAGTTTAGCCCTTGCTGTTTGTTCTGTGGCTTCTCTTGGTAATAGTTTCAGGACTTCTTCATCTGGAATACCAGCCGACCTTGTAGCACCGGATATTTCTTTCTTGAGCATCCCGGCATTATCAATTAAATCAGTAACCTTTGCCTTATTTAATATCTTTCTTAAAAATAGTTTTTTAGCAAAAAGAGTACCGCCAAGTTGAAGCATCTCAGGGATTGCAACAGCTAAAGTCTTAACACCTGCACCCAGATAAGGCCCAACTTTAGGGCCACCCACCTCATATGCTGTATCAGCTATTTTGTTAACTGCACCACCTATAACCTCAACGGGTCTTTCCATCATTTTACCAACACTATCAAGAACCTTCTTCCCTGACTCTGATTTAGGCTCATATTCTAAGGCTCCACGAATACCCTCAATTGTCTTCCCAGCCTCATCTGCACCCGAAGTAACAGCCTTGGCAGTTCCAGCAATACCAGCCACACCCTCAGTTAATAGCATATTACCCACCGTTAACCCTGCATCAGCACCGCCTATTAAAGCATCATTAACTGGCATAGCATCATGAAGTTTAGTTTGCTCTTTCATTGACTCGCCTGAAAGCATACCAGAAATAGCCTCTGTTGGGTTGGTACTCATTATTTCCATTAAATAATCAAGCATACCCGGTTTGTCTGATTTTATATTTTCACGTCTATTTAATTCATTAAGTAATAGTTGCTTTCTTTCTGTATCTATAACATAACCCGGCTCACGTGTTTTTGATGGTAAATCGCCAGCAAATTTATCTTGAGACTGCTGTCTAACCTTACCAACCAAATCACCATAATTGTCTGGGTATTTCTCTCCCAACATGGTTGCAAGAGCAGTATCATCAAGATCATTATAATCTGGATATTTAGACCTGAATTTTTCAATTTCTGGTAACATTATCTAATCCCCAATGGGTCGGAAGTTGCTTTCTCTTGTTTAAAATCCCTGTTCTCAGACCTCATTCTTGCCCTTGTTTTATTAAGTTGACCCTGTACACTTTCAACTCTAAAATTTGCGGCCTTTTTAGTTTCTTCAAGTAATTCCATCATACCCTGAACACTTAAGTTTTTATCATGTATAAAACTCCATTTTTCTTGTGCACCTACCGACAATTCAGAAACAGAACCCGTTGAACCCGTTGCAAGTTTACCTATTTCTGATTCAATTTCAGTTAAATACATGTCATATTTAGCCTGAATGGGGCTACCCCTTAGCCTTCCCCTTAATTTTCTTAATGGAATATTAAGTAATCTAGTGTCAAATGTTTTTAAATCCTTTGATAATTCATGGACTTTATCAACTTGTGAATTTAAATTAGTAACAAAACTACCCATTGAACTTAATTGTTTATCAAGAAAATTCAATGAACCTTGGATGGCCTTGGTGTCTGTTATGTCGCCAAGCATAGACATGGCAGCGTCAACAGGACTCATCCCTGATTCAATACCCTTATCAACATATTCTCCGAAACCCTCTTCTCTTAATTGATATGCTGCGCCCCTCGCCACAACTTCTTGTTTTGCCCTTGTTGCTGCCTGCCCACGTCCCAATGATGGAACTTTCCCCGTTTTAGAATAAAGAACACCCAAGAGATCAAGTTGTTTTGGTGTAAATATTAAAGGGCTTTTGTCAACTCCGGTTATAACCTTGTCATACGCTTGCATTATCGGATCATCTTCTGACATGCCAGCATCTATGTATTCTTGTCGCTCATTTATTGATTTTTTTAAAGGAGATGGAGAGTATTCTTTTTTTTCTTTGCCGTCTACACCAATACCACCAGACCTCGCCTTTCTTAATTTCAACATTTTATCTACACCAAACATCTTTGAATATTCAAATTCTACGGCATCCATTACCTTTTTATCATACTTTGCCTTTTCTTCGATATTGCCAGCGGCTTTAGCTTTATCTGCTTGCATAGCATTATTACCAACAACAGCAGTATCTTCAACAGTTCCACCCTCTGTATGGATTACGCCCACAAGTTCAGCTATGGCCGGGGTAGCTTCACCACCCATAAGAATTTTTAGAAGCGCATCACCTCTGGCCTTTTTAGTTTTATCATTTTTAAATTTGTCAACCTTCTTAAATTCATCCACCGCCCAAGGTTCAACAGCCATTGTCTTATATATGTTCTCATAGTTTTCTTCTTCTAAATCTCTCGATAGGTCTTGTCTTATCCCTTGTTTTCTTTGTTCCTCTACCTGTTCTCTTCGAGCGTCTGAACGTTTATTTAAAGTGTCAGCAAAACCAGACAAAGCACCGCCAATATCTGCTGGTTGAATAAAAGGTATATTAGATCTCATTGTGTTACTCCTATAAAAATTATTAACCAAATAAACTCATACCCATCTTAGCGCCACCCATTATTCCACTCATTATTCCCTCAGTTCCAGCCTGTCTTGTCTGGCCCTTCATGAGCGTTCCTGAATATGCAGAATCTCCCATATTACCATATTGTGAGGCTATTGCGTTTGCATTAGAAGGTAAATTAGCTAGCCCCTGCAAGCCTTGCAATTGTTGATCGTATGACTGTAATAATGCTTGATTAGATAATTGTGTATTGTAATCATATAGATTTTCTTGAACGTTACCAGACCTTAAACCACCAGTCATAGAGGCGTTTCGCATTATTGCCTCTTCACCTTCTTTTTGACCGCCCATAATTGCACCATAAAGCGGAGAGTTTCTAGCATCGTCGATTAACCCTTGTTGACCGCCATAATCCTTAGCACCATACTTTTCACCAGCAAGTAAATCGCTTAAAAGTGTTTGTATTTCTGGTGAGCCTTTTAAATTTTGTTTCCAAGTTTCTCCAGCTTGACCAGTTGTGTATTTATCGTGTCCTTGTATCTTGTCAATTAGATCGTTTATATTTGTGTCTTTATCATATTTTCCTGATTGTAAATCTTGTAGAAGGTTATTAAAGTCTGGACTCAGCCGAAGTGCGTTTGAACCGGCCCAATCAAAACCTAAGCTCCCTATAAGTTCATTTGTATCTATTTCAGGTGTTACACTCTCAATTCCATAAACACTGCCAAGTCGATTTAATGCCCCTTCCCTATACTGAGTTGGAACTTCCTCTTGCTGTTTTAAATAATCAATAGCCTGTTGTTCATAAGCCATTTGTCTTTCGGCTGCGTGTTTGGCTGACTTATTAGCCTTGTCTGCTGAGTTTTTAGCGAGTAATCCACCACCTATTGCTCCTATTGCTCCTATTGCTGATTCTGCCATAACAAATCTCCCTCTATCTTCTTTTTAAGAGCTACCAACGCAACGCCCTTTATAAACTTCTTTGTATTATTATCAGAATAATAAACCTGTTTAGGTAGTATATAAATATCGCACTCTCCTATTGTGCCGATTGATCTAAAACCGAACTTCTCGTTTAATTTTTTAATTGAATTAATATTAGTCTTTGCAAATAACATCTCGCACCACCCATAAGTAGAAAATAAAAACTGGGCAAATTCGTGCATTGATATTATTAACATTCTTAAACCTTTTTTGTCGCTTGCCAAATGGCAACTAATTGCATTACCCTGTCTTGCCGTTGAAAACAGTACCTTACAATCTGGGTTATTCCACCTAAAATTAATATGATCTTTGCTTGTGGGTAATCCCATTAAATCACCGCTATATTCATAGAATTTTATCATGTCATTTCCGTTGTTTTGACAGTTCCACCATGATTATAACAAATCCATAAACTTGAATCGTCTGTGTCTGTCCAGAAACAAAACTTGCCAGCTGGGATATCAGTAGTCGTTGGTTCTGTAGCCTGGTTAAAAGTCTTAATACCAAGTCTGCCCTCTTCATCCCATGAATGAAAAGATCCTAACTTGGTTATCTTAATAGTGCTTTCAGTCGGGGGTACAGCGACATTATTTCTTCTCCTCTTTATCCTAATCCAATAATACCCCGTTGCGCCTACTGCGCCTGTAACATCGTTGATGGTCTGGAGTCCCCATGTAGCGTAATTATCACTATCAAATCTAATAGTACCGCTATTCTGAAAACCACTACTGTCGTCAGACGGGGTGAAGGCCGTCCATGTTCCGCCAGCAACAGAGAATGAAAAGGTTGGTCTAATTGTTGTACTAGAATCAATAGAAAGTAATGAATTTATTTCATCAAAAACCGCAGTTGAAGCGATTAAAATAAAGTCATTGTCTGAGGAAAACATTTCAACATTTGTTCCAGAAGAACCGAAAGCAGTTGTAGTATCTCTAAATGTCGATGTAATTGTGACAGAATCACCTGCAAGTTCGTCCGACAAGGTATCTCCGGCTTCTAGTGTTATTACATTGGCGGCGGCTGTTGCTATGGTATAAGTTCCGTTGTTATCTGAATCACCCGTTACCACAATGACCTGTCCAGCTACGAATCCAGCGGCTACAAAACCATTACCACTATCTGTTATAGTATCGGGTCCGGCATCATTAAAGGCTATAGTTGTAGCGGTTATGGTCGCTGAAGTATCTGTTATATATGCCTTCGTTATAGCTGCTGTATCCCCTAAATGTTGATGGATAACCTCAACACCAGCGTGTGTTCCAACTGCAACTGTCTCCATATCTGTATTAGCCGTGTCAGATACAGCAACATCTATGCCGTGTAAATCTCCACCCGTTGCTCCTGCATTATCAATAACCATGTTAATACCAGTACCGGGTGTATCCTCAACAAATCCAGTTGCATCATAATTAAGCCCATATCCTGAAACCCCGCCATAAATACCAGCGTCTATTTCTAAATCAATTCCTGTATGTCCTGCGACCCCTGCGGTTACAACAGCGTGGACAGAGTGATCGTTTTTCCCATGTGGGGAGCTGATCTTAAATGAAGCGTCTTTGTCAATTCCTACGCTCGCGTGGATATCACCATTATCACCAACAAAGAAATTCGGTTGTGGATATACAACAAAAGTCATGGCGTTTGCATCAACAATAGCATCACCGCCAGCAGTAGCCATGCTTACTATTAAGGTCGTTCCGCTTGGTACAGCCACGATTTCGCCAGTTGCCTCGGTATAATCAGGAGTTGATGCTAAAATCTTAATAAATTGCCCAATAAAAGAATCAGTAAAAGAAGCGTGTGAATCCGTGATAGTTTGTGTCAATGCAGTTAGTGTTGCATCGTTATGAAGTACATTTGAATATGTAGCAGTTAAAGCGTTGTTTGATATTTCTAACCCTGCACCATATTTAGCGGATTCGGAAAATAAGCCTTTCATGGCCTTTATATTTCCGTTTGCAAATATATCACCTTCATCATAAAACCCGAACAATGGCGCATCTGTTCCAACAGATATACTTCCTTCAACATTAAGATCATCGGTGATTGTTGTATCTGCATTTATTCCTAGTGTTTGATTAGCCGTAGTTGCGGACATAACACCGTATAAAATAGCACTTGTGATTTCTTCTGCTTGGCTTACTCTTGTATAAGAATCTATTATTAATCGGCTACCAAGTGCGTGTTTTGCACCTGATCTATAACCAAGAAATATATCATGGGATTCATCGGTTAACTCTGCGCCAGAATCTGCGCCCAATAAAACATTATCTGAACCGTGTCTTAAATCTAAGCCAGCACCATTTCCACCAGCTAAATTATAAGCTCCATCGGTTATCTCATAGAGGGTTTTTCTACCTATACCAACATTATAATTCGCTCCAGCTGTTACAATAGTATAGTTTTCACCCGACACAAATATATCAGCATTTAAGGTTAAGTCTCCATCTGCAACAGAATCTACGGTAGTCTCGGTGTCATCCGTTGTGTTTTGGATAACCATATTGCTCTTAACAATACCATTTGTTAAAAAAGCATTAGTTGAATCTATTAAATGACTTGCAGTTGTTCCATCTGCCGTTCCCGAAACTGGAAAATGTCCATACCCTGAATCATATCCGATAAAGGTATTTGCGTTCCCCTGGATAATAGACCCGGATCCATATCCGACATAAGTAGCACGTTGAGTATCTGTTGCAGATTGTCCGACCCCATAACCTATCATTACTGAATTTTCAGTGGTTTCTTGTTGAGTTCCTGCATTCCGTCCGATTATTATATTATTATCAGCAGTTGATAAAGCATTTCCAGTGCTGTAACCCATCAAGACGTTCCCGTTTCCTTCAGTAAGACCACTTCCAGTTCCACCAGCACCGACAACAGTATTAATATTCCCAGTAGTTAAGCTGTCCATAGTAGTCGAAGAACCAACGCTAATATTCCCCGTTGCAACCTGTTGTATATATGCTGAATTTATACTTGAAAATGTTACATTTGCACCAGTGTCTATATCTTGTGGGGTAGATAATGTGACTGTACCATCACCATCATCTGTTACTGTTATCTGATTTGCCGTCCCTGCGATCCAAGCTGATAAAATCGCAATACTTACTAGTTTTTTAGTAGCATCTGAAGAGACTAACGAAGAAGCCGTTAAATCATCTAATGTGGCAGAATCGAATTCAACATCAGCATCAGTGTGGGTATCTTGTGGAGTTGAAAGCGTTATTGTGCCGTCTCCATCGTCTGTGATAGATACTTGATTAGCAGTTCCGCCTACCCAAGCTGATAAGTCCGCAACACTCACAACACCATTACTGGCGTTTGTAGACAGCATTCTTGTCGCTGTCGCATCTGACAAGATAATAGCTTTAGCGTTCAGAATCTCTGTGACTGTATCCCAAAATAGATTGGTGTTATCTTCGACTAAAAAACCACCCGATACGAATGGAATTGAACCATCTGTAAAACCAGTTTCAGTTTCTTCAAGTAGCCTGTCAATTACAACATCAACAGCTTCAGATATAGTTAATAGACTATTAAGGATATTTAAGTAATCCTCGATAAGAGCATCGGGCCAATTAGTTAAGGCTTTCAATTCTACTGCTGAAAGTGCTAACCCTCTTAATTTACTATATGTATCAGCCATGAGTAACCTTCATAGTTCCAAGTGCCATTCTTGCAATAGTCGCACCCCTTAGTTTGCAACCAAAAAAACCACCAATAAAACCAAGTCTCCGAACAATAAAGTTCTTCCCATAATCAAGCGGTTCGCCATACATTTCAAAATATTCAGTACCGTAAGTTAAACCATTATAAGTCAAAGAGACCCCGATCTTTGCGTCAAGTGACGTTGTATGTCCCGGTATTGTTTCTATTTCAATTTTACTTATAGAGGCATTACCAAGGTTTATTAGAGGTGTAAATAG